TTGGGATGATTATGATGATCCGAGAATGATTGAAGTTAATAAAGATGGATCACACAAAAACCACCCTGAAATCGATGAAAAATTAGGAGATCCCCAAAATCAGAAAATTGACTATGAGACAGGTGAAATTATCTACGAGGAGGAGGAGTGAGTGAAATCGTGTTACCTGCAACTAAAGGTAGAGACGTAGTTAATTTTATTGAGAGATGTTGTGTACATGGTGAGGGTGATTTTTATGGCAGACCATTTATTTTAGATGAGTGGCAGAAAAAAATATTATTTGAGCTGTATGAGACAAAACCTGATGGATCAAGAAAATATCGTGAGGCTCTTATCGGTTTACCAAAAGGAAATGGAAAATCTGCAATTATTAGTTGTGTAGGTTTGTTTGAGCTAATTGGTGCAGGTGTAACATCTCCATTAGTTGCAATGGCAGGTGCATCAAAAGAACAGGCAGGATTAGTTTTTAATACTATGAGAGCAATGTGTGAAAATAGTCCAATACTATCTAAATTTACTGAGACGTTTGAGCACGAGATACATTTAAAAGGTAAACCAGGCAGAGCATATCGTGTGTCAGCAGATTTTAAAACAGCAGAGGGTGGTCGTAACTCAACATTTATTGCAGATGAAATACATGAGTGGAGTAATGAAAGATTAGAACGTATGCATTATGTTATGGCAAACAATACAGCAAAAAGGCAAGATGGTTTAGTTTTAAACATTACAACAGCAGGATATGATAAAAATACTCTCGCAGGTCGTATGTATCAAAGAGGAAAGAAAAAACAAAGCGGTGAAGTAACTGACGACAATGAGTTTTATTTTCATTGGTTAGAGGCAGATCCAACTGATGATCCTAATGATCCTGAGGTTTGGAAACGTGTTAATCCTGCAATACAAAATGGATGGTGGCAATTAGATAATCTAAAACGCAGACACAAGTCTTTACCGATTAATGAGTTTACCAGGTATCACCTAAACACCTGGACTCGTACCAGGGATGATTCATGGCTACCTGATGGAGTATGGCATGAGCAATCAACAGATAATTTAGAGTTTGATCAGGATTTACCAATGTATTTAGGTGTGGACATGGCATTAAAACACGATAGTGTCGCAGTAGCTCAAGTCCAGGAACGTGATGGATATTTTTATACAACATGTCGAATATGGCTACCAGGACAAGAATCAATACAATACTCAGAAATAGAAAAACACATAATCGATTTAAATACACAATATGATGTAAAAGAGGTAGCATACGATCCTGCATTTTTTCATAGATCAGCTCAAGAACTTATAGACAATAATGTAAACATGGTTGAATTTCCACAATCAGGCAAAATGATGATCCCTGCATGTGGTAATGCTTATGATCTAATTATTGCTAGAAAAATTAAGCATCCTAATTATGAGACATTTACTGACCAGGTATTGTCTGCTGTACAAAGACAGACAGACCAGGGATGGAGATTATCAAAGGGTAAGTCAAAAAGAAAAATTGATGCGTGTATTGCAATGGTCATGGCTTTAGATCGTGCAACTGCACCATCAGGTGAAAGTGAGGCAACAGTTGGAATCTATGAGTGGTAAAGCGAAAATTATCAAAATTACCAAAAGAATAGGACAAACGTGTAATCAAGTGATCAAAACTACAATTGTAAACAGTAAAGAAATAGCAAGAAACATAATTGAGTTATGTGCGTTACTGTTAATTGTTTATGGATGTTATACAATTTACAATCCATTAGGGTACATAATTTTCGGTTTAGGTTTATTGGCTATTAGTTATAATTTGAGGCGATAATTGAGTTTATTTTTTGATAAAGAGTTTAGAGGTCAAACTGACTATACGTTAGCTGAAATGTTAGCAACCAGAAATCCTAACCTTAACAATTGGGCAGGAGAAAAAGTTAACCAGGTAACTGCGTTAGGCATACCTGCTGTTTTATCTTGTGTAACTTTATTGTGTGACAGTATTGCTGTTTTACCAATTAGAGTACAGAGATATGAAAATGGCAGAAAAATATACCAGGACAACCCTACCTGGATAGACAAGCCAAACAATCATCAACAAAAATTTGGTTTTATTCATCAAGTCATTGCATCTTTAGCATTACATGGAAATGCATACATTTTTATTGATAGAGATCGCCAGGGCAGGGTAGTAGCTTTAAACAGTATTGATCCTAACTCTGTAAAAGTACATACACGTAATGGTAAAAAAATATATGAGATGAAAGACAAAACAATGCTGACTGATCAGAATATGTTACACATTGTATGGTTTAGCTACGCACAGGAGGCAGTAGGATTATCTCCATTAAGACTTAACAATAATACTTTTAGCCTGGCATTAGCAATGGAAAGGCATATATCTCAATATTACTCCCAGGGTGCAACACCATCATCAGTTTTAGAGACTGATAGAGATCTAAGTGCTGAACAGGCAGAGAGTTTACAAGCTACCTGGACAAACCATCATGTTAGATCAAGAAAACCTGCGGTGTTAACAGGTGGACTTAAATGGCGATCAATATCCGCAGAGGCAGGATCAGAGTTAATAGATGCCAGGGATCAACTAACACAAGAAATTGCAAGAGTATTTAGAATCCCATCCTTTTTAATTAATTCAAAGGGTGACAGTCAAACTTATGCAAATGTTGAGAGTGCAGGTATTAACTTTGTTAGACATACACTTTTACCCTGGATAGGCAGACTTGAATCATCATTGTCAACTCTTGTACCTGGTAAATCATTTATTACGATGGACACTTCTTATTATGAAAGAGGAGATCAGTTAACAAGATTAAGAGCAGGACAAGTTGCAATATCATCAGGAATTTTATCACCTAATGAGGTTAGAGAGTCTATGGAATATGAGCCCTACCCAGGTGGAGATGAGTTTTATTTAGGCATCCAGGGTGCAGTAGCAAACATGGGTGAGCCTATTGGTCAAGATCCTGGATCACCATACGATGAGATGCAAGATGGCAAGTAATTATCCTGAGAATTATGATTGGGATGATCAGGAAATTGTAGATCTTGAATTTCATGACATTATTATGAGTCAACTACTAGAGACTGACGTACAGGGTGATCGAAGTGCCAGGACTATTGTTGACAAGATTCGGCAAACATTATTTCCAATACACACACAGACTTTTTTTATAGCATTGCCACCATTAGATTTTGATATTTATTTTGAGGATGATGACGATGCCATATAGCATTATTACTACACATGAGGACTGTGGTGACTTTGCAGTTGTAAAAGATGATGACAATAAATTAATGGGATGTCACGCAACAGAGGCAGAGGCAGAAAAACAATTGACAGCATTAAATATTGCTGAATCAGAATACAACTACATGAAAAAGAAAAAAAAGAAAAAACGTCAAGCTGATCCACAAAATGATTTGTATGCAACTGAGCAAGAGGCATTAGATAAAGCAGATCAGATTGGTTGTGTTGGTACACACACTCACGAGGTTAATGGTGAAATATATTACATGCCATGTGCTGACATGGACGAGTACACAAAAATTACAGGAAAAATTCATGATGATGATCTATCTCTAATTGATGCAGATGAGTATAACTATCATAAGAAAAAAAAGAAAAATAGAAGTGAGCAAAGAGATGTAGATCTAAAACCTGCAAAATTTATGCAAGACAATGCACAGAGAGGTTTAGATAATTTAAACAGAGCAGGAGATGGACTAACTGAAAAAACAAAACGTGAGGCAAGATCAATGGCAAATGGTGATCCACTTAGTATTGATAAAACAGTAAGACTGTCCGCCTGGATCTCACGTCATCTTAGTGACCTGGACAGAGATAAAACCAATCCTAATGATCCGACAACCTGGATGGCATCTGACGTAGCATTTTTATTATGGGGTGCTAATCCCTGGAGTGAGCCAACTCGTGCAAAAGATTGGGCAGACAGAAAAATTGCACAGCTTGTTGACGAGGGTGAACTAGAGCCGAGAAGTAACAAAACTATGTCAGAAATAATTTACCCTGATCAAAATGTGGTTAAATCTAATAATATGGATAGTAAAACTGAATTACGTACATGGTCAATAAGCGATGTTGAGCAAAAAGATGATGGCGATGGTTTAATTACATTTGCAGGTTATGCATCTGTTTTTGATTATCAATATCCTGTAAATGATCTCAGAGGCACATACTTAGAGTCTGTTGCACCTGGTGCATTTAGAAAAACATTGTCTGAACAGGATGACGTAAAATTGTTAGTTAATCACGAGGGCATACCATTGGCTCGAACTAAGTCTAATACTTTGGACTTAACAGAGGACGCAAAAGGTCTAAGAGTCGAGGCTAAACTAGATCCTGCAAACCCAAAAGTTGCAGAGGTAGCTAGTGCAATGAAACGTAACGACTTAAATGAAATGTCGTTTGCATTTCAAGCAATCAAAGATGACTACAATGAGCAGGGTGACGAGAGAGTAATTAGAGAGGCTAAATTATATGATGTCTCAATTGTTACTACTCCTGCATCTGATGCTACATCAGCAAAAATCAGAGGTGTCGATATTCCAGGACTACAAAAAGCCCTGGCAGAGGCACGATCAGATGGACAGGTAAATACTGACGTTTTATTATCTACAATCGACCAATTGCAGAGCTTATTGCCACAAAAGCAACAACAAACAGTTGCATTAGCAAAAAGAAAACTGCAAATGCTTGATATAAAGAAGTAAGCCGAAATACAAGCCGACACGTTCACTTGTCAATTTCACTTAGTTTTTTTAATAACTTTAGTGCATAACGTAATAAAAATTACGAGATCTACTAAATCAAAAAATTTAAAAATAGGAGAAAAACAGAGATGTTAGAAAAATTAATCGAAAAAAGAAACGAGGAACGTTCTAAATTAGATGAATTACTTAAAACTGTTGAGACTGAGGAAAGAACAGAATTAAGTGACGATGAAAATGCAGAGTTTGATACTCGTTCTGATAAAATTAAAGCACTTGACGAAAGAATTGCAGAACTTGACGAATTAGCTGAAAGAGATGCAAAAATTGAGGAATCAAGAGGCTTATTAAATGTAAAAGAGGACACAGTTGCACCTACTGTAACAGAAATGAAAGAGTCAGGCGTATACGAAAATCCTAAAAGATCGTTTTTAACAGATGCATACAATGCAGAATTTAATGGCGATTATGAGGCAAGAGAGAGAGTAAACTACTCACAAAAACAAGAACTAGAATCAAGAGACGTATCTACTTCTAATTTTGCAGGTTTAGTTATACCTCAATATCTTGTTGATCAAACAGCAGAAAATTTGAAAGCAGGTAGCCCATTTTATAATGTACTACCTAAATTCCAATTACCTGATGATGGTATGACAATGCACATCAGCAGAGTTACAACAGGTACAGCAGTCGGTGCTCAAGCATCTGAAAATGGTGCGGTCTCAGAGACAGACATTGATGACACAGACTACACATTTCCTGTAACAACTTATGCAGGTGCACAAGATGTATCAAAACAAGCTATTGACAGAGGTACAGGCACAGAGGATGTTTTAATGGCAGACCTCATGGGTGCTTATTACACCGCAGTCGATAATGCAATGATCAATGGTGATGAAAGTTCTGGAACTCTTAAAGGGCTCAAGAATATTTCAGGCATTACATCTACAACCTGGACAGATGGCAGTCCGACAGGTGCAGAAAACGTTAGCAAGTTTGCAAAACTTATTAGCGATTTTACATCTGCTCGTTATGCAAGTCCTGATCTTATTATTATGCATCCACGTAGATGGGCATATTTAATTGGATCATTAGATGCAAATAACAGACCATTTGTATTACCACAGGGTAACAACCCATCCAACGCAGTTGGTATTGGATCAATTGGCTACAACTCAGTCGGAACACTTTTTGGTATTCCTGTTGTAACTGATGCAAACATACAAACTGATGCAGGATCAGGTAATGATGAG